CCTCCCTGCGCCCTTCAAGCACGGCATGGATGCGCGCATCGGCATGAAAGCAGCTATCCTCTGCACGGCAGAAGCGTTTTAGATCCTCCAGCACCCGCTCGGCGCCGGCCGCCCCGAATGCCGTCTGATAGGCCGCCTTGCGCTCGCGCAGGAATTCGAGCGTTTCGTCCTTGCTCGCCATCAATCACCTGGGAAACAATCGTCCGCCGCCACCTCCAATGAACGGCGATAGTGCGCGCCAGCACAGGAGGATCACGATCAGCACCACGATCACCCATAGGATATTCAGGACCATCGGCGGGATTTCGAGCCCGAGCTTCCCGAGCACCCAGATGACCAGATAGACCAACGCCACCAACAGGCAGATGTAGATCAACAGATAGATGACGTTCTCAACCATGGGACATCCTCCTCAAGGCACCGCCGGTTGCTGTTGCGGTCCCATGCCGGCCTCCGCCTGGGCCACCTGTGCCTTCATCATTGCGGCCTGTGCCGGCGCTGCCTGGATCTGCTCCTGCCGCGCCGCCGCCTGCGCACGCCCCTTGCGCTTGGCCTGCACTTGGTCGTCGTCCGCGACCCACCGTTCCGGCACGCCGAAGATCGCCGCGGTTTCCGGCAGCGCGGCATCGAAGTCGATCCGGTCCATGGTCGACGGATCGCCGGTCGCGTGCGCGTACTCGATCGCCTTGTCGGCCCAACGATAGAACCCGGACGCCTCGCCGGCCTTCTGCGCCTTCGCCAGCGGCGAGGTATATTCGACCGAATACTCGCCCTGGGCTTCCTGCAGGCGCGGCGGCATCGGCGGCAGCAACCGCAGCCGCGAGAGGATGTCGAGCTCGCGATCGATCATCGGCCCGAGGTATTCCGATTGCTGGCGGCCGATCGTCGGCGCGAGCAGGATGCCCTTCTCGTTGACGCGCTCGATCACCTCGGTCGCCGTCATCTGCGGCGTCTCCGTGAGGATCTGAAACAATGTGACAAGAAACGTGTCATTGATGATGGCGCGCTCCATATCCATCATCTTTTCGTTGATCTGGATGTTGCCGCTCGGCAGCACATGCACCAGCGGCCGGCCATCCGCGGTGACGCCGCCCTTGTTCACGGCGCCCGGCCGCAAGTCCATGCCCACGATACCGTCGTCGGCGGTCAACAGCACCGGATCGGCCGCGCGATGTCCCGACTTGAGGAACACCGCCTTCTGCGCGTTGAGCGTCTTGAGCGACGGGAGCACCATCTGCGCCGGCCCGCGCCCGTACACCTCTAGCGGCGTCTGGTCGTAGCGCGCGACGGCATAGGGAAACACCCGATAGCCGCCGCCCGGCTGCATCAGGCATGTGCCCTCGATTGAGACGTAGTGACTTTCAAACGGCAACCCGCGCGCATCGAGCCGGCTCGGATCGTAGTCCTTTCCGCGCGGCCGGATGCAATGCAGGAAGTTGTAGAGATATTGGCTATGCTGTTGCAGCGCCGGGTGAAGCTGCGCCGGCAAGGCGGCCATGCCCCACCGCTGCACCGCCTGATAAGCCGTCATGCGGAACCAGCGGATGATGCGATCGACTTGCCCCTGATGGTTCTCGCCGAAGAACGTCTCGCCGAGCGGCACCGCCTTGTAGCGGATACCAAGCTGGCCGCCGTAATGACTGCCGTCGAAGGCATCGATGAACATGGTGGCATTGCCGAACGCGCCGAGCGATTGGAAGTTGGAATTGTTCTGGCCGCTGAAATTAGCCATCGGCGTATAGCGAAACTTGAACAGGATCTTGGTCGCCTGCTCGAACCACAGCCGCGACGCCCGGTCCTTCATCACATAGTCGTTGTTGGCGGTGAGTTGGTGCCATGTCTGATTGCGCGGTGTGAGCAGCGAGTCGCAGATTGCAGCGAACCGATGCAAGGCGAGCATGCCGCTGGCGTCGATTTGCTGTTGCGCCTTCTTCTGCCCCGGCCACGAGAAGTTGTTATAGAAGAAAGTGTTGCGCGAAGTCGGCATGATGAGTTGCGCGGCTTCCTCCCACTGCCCGGCAAACTGCGTGCGCCATGACGTGTATTGCGCAAACTCCTGCAGGATGTCGCGCACCACCTCGCGCTCGGCCTCGCTGATCGAGCGCGGAATGCCGGTGATGGCATTCTCCATCGTGTAGTTAGTGGAGAGTGAGGCGGCGGGCATCGGGATCGCTCGGGTTCATGGTCGGGTCGAGCCGCTGATCGGCGGTCACCCATTTACGCGCCGCGATGAAAAGCTGGCGCCGATCGTCGTCCGATAGCTTCATTCGATCGGCGAGCCTGCGGAATGATTGCTCCAGGTGGCGCGTGTTGCGGAAGATCACGACATTTGTCGTCGGCTCCTCCCAATCGTCCCACACCACGTCGGCGACGATGCGCCCGTATTTGTTGATCTTTCCGTGCGAGCAAATGAAGGGCGGCGTGATGCTTTGGAAGCCGGGGAAAATCAGGTGCAGCAACGCCGGCATCGCCAGATCGAACGAATGTGCCAGCACCGAAAGCACCACCATGCCAAGCGGCTCGTAGCGTGTCGCCTCGATCGCGCGCGCCTGCCATGTCTGGCGAAGCTCGTCGGCGTGCAGCGTCCAAAGCCTATCTTCAGTATCCAAGCGGGGTACTCCCGCGGCTGCGGCCGGCGAGCCCCAACATCGAGGGCGCCCCCATCGGGTTCACCGCGTCCTGCATCTGTTCGAGCATGAGCCGCCGACGCCGCTGCTCTGCCGTTTCCTCTTGAACCTGCTTGCCAAGCATGTCGCCAAGCCCAAGGTCACCGACAAGCGACTGTGCCCCAGGCGTCAGCGAAAGGCTTTGCTGTTGGTTCCGCAGCGGCATTGCATCACCTTGAAAAAGAGGGCGGGATCGAAACGGGTCCGAAACGACCCCGCCCCAAGTAGCGGGCTAGTGTCACTCCGGTTAGGGAGCAGCGCGCGAGAGGATATGGAGATTTGGGCGGCGCTCAACGCACCGGGAATTATGGGTCAGTCAATAGGGTTTGCTTCGTTTGCTTCGTTTGCTTCGTTTGCTTCGAAGCAGGGGGTCAGGCGTCGCCGGTGGCGAACAGATCGAAGTCGACGCCGTGCGCCAGCACCCGCTCGCGCTCCACCCGCCCGGCGCCGGCGCCCAACGGCACCGCACGCGAAAACCGCTTCATCATCACCGCAACCCGCACCGCCGAAATGATGTCGTCCTTGATCTTCACGATCTGCCCGTTCTTGCGGTGGTAGAACCGATATTCCTCAAAGAACTCCGTGAGTTGGGCCGCCACCTTGAAACGCCCCGTACGCATGCGCTCATCGAGCTCGAAGATCCCCGCCTCCGTCGACATGCCGCCGTCCGGCCATGTCGCATGCTCGTGCAGCATCCACAGCCCTTGCTTCTTGTAATGCGCCGCCAACGGCTCCCCGGTGCCCTTCTCGCGATCGGCCGCATCCTTCGGATAGGCCACCGGCGCCCCGCCGGCCACCTTCTTGATCCGCTCGCAATGCACGATCGGCAAGGCATCGACCATGCGGAAACAATGGTGCAGATGCAGCACGTCGTTGTCTTTGTCCCAAATCAGCAACGCCGCCCCGAACGGGTGTCCGATGCCGGGATCGATCCCCCATATCTTCGTCCAATAGGCCGGGATGTGCTCGATCGGCGGCTCGATGATCGACCCCTCGGTGGCGGTGAAAACGCGCCCGCTCCCGAGCATCGGGATGCCCTTCGCCCGCGCCTCGCGCTCATGCGGCAGATAGCCGGCCTCGATCTTCGCCTTGTCGGCCGCCGATATGTGCCCCTCAACCGGGATGTCGTCCAACGTCATCGACACCACGATCCGGTCCGGCGACGGCTCGTCCGTGTAGCGCAGCACGACCGCGGTCGGCCCGTTGATCGGCGTGAACGTCATCCACGAAATCCCGCCGCGCTCGCCGATGCGCGCAATCCCCTCCGAATACACATCGAGCTCGGGTTCCTCATCGAACCAGATCCAATCCAGGCCCTCGCCCTGGAACTTCTGCCGCCCCTGCTCATACGACTTGAACACGATGGTCGACACGCCGCCCGACACATGTTTCACGTGAAGCGTGTCGAAAACGTCGGGGATGCCGCGCCCGAGCGTCGGCTTGTCCTCGAACTTGTCCTTGGGGATCATGCCCGTCCCAAACTCGCGCTCGACGCCCGGCGGCCCGCACAGCTTCGCCTGACACACGTCGCGCACCGCCTGCGCGGTCACCCCGCAAACCCAACCCTTGGTCGGCCCATCGAACCGCCGCCCCTTCCACCATTCCGGGTACATCCCGGTCGCGTGAACCGCCGCCTCATAGGCCCCGCAATGCGACTTACCCACACGGTTGCCAGCCATCAGCAACCGCTCGCGCCGCACCGCGCCCAGCGCCAAGAACTCCCGCTGCTTCGAATATGGCTCGAAAAACCGGAACCGCTGGAACTGCTTGCGGAAGGCAATGAACTCGAGCGCGCGCCGGCGCTCCTCGGCCGTCAGCGGAGTGGGAGGAGCAAGCTCACCCGCCATCGCCAATCCCGCCACCGGAACCACCGC